TGTAATAGTATTTAAAACACCACCGAAATCAAATCCACCTGAATATAACTGATAGCCTGAGGTAACTCCAGTTTCAGATAAGATATTAGTTCCTTTAAATATTTGTTCATTTCCATTATTTCCGTGAATTTTCATATAGATTCTATCTTGTGAATCTTGCTTATCTACTTTAATTGTGTAATTAGTTCTACCCCCATTTGTAATATCTAATGATGAGATATCTATTTCTTGATAAAAAGTTGTTAAAGTGGAGGAAGTAATTTCAGCACATCTATCAGTACCTAATTCATTACAATAACTTCCTGTAGGCATTGAAGCAGAACCTTGCCCACCCCAGTCACTATCCATGTCACCTTCTTTAGTAGAAGTTACATAATCATTAATACCATCTAATAGGTCTCCTGAGTCTTGGTTAGTAACTGTAGTTTCTACAGTTTCTGTTGTTGAGGTTTCGAAGGTTACTCCAGGAGCACATAGTCCTATTGTTTCAGTTGTACACTCGGCTTTTGCATCAAAGCAAAATGGCAACAAAAGTAAGGATAGCAATAATATCCAAAGACTTATGCTTAGTTTCTCTTGCATTATTTTTTTCTTTCTTTTTTAACTGTTCTTCTTTAGCTAGAGATGCAAACACTTGGCTATCTTTTGGGACCATGTGAGGATTGTCTAACCAACCCTGTTTAGCATCTTCCCCTATAGCCCCCATGTATGGACAAAAAGTTGATGACATCCACATTGCATCGAAGATTCTATAGTCAGCACATAATGTTGAAACAGCAGCTACTTTCATCTGCATGCCATATAATTGTCTACTTAATTTAATCATTTCACAATTAGTGTCTTTGATTGTTATACCTGAACTAATACCCAAGACTTGGGTTTGAACACTTCCAGAATATCCACTAGTACATACATCTGAATTATTGACTACTACACTTGGGCTATTGGCTGTAGGTGGTGTGCTGTTTGTTACGACAGTACTCGACACAGTATTGGTTTCGGCTGCGTCTAAATCTTTTACTGTAAACGTGCAAGATGCTAAAAGTAATAATAATATAATTATATAATTATTTTTTACCACTTTGCTTTATCTGCCCAGTATGCTGCAGACATTTTTCCTTTAGCTATATTTTTTCCATGCCTTGCTTTGAAGGAGGCACGTTTGGCTTTCATGCGCGCAGACTCACCAGCTTTAGGTTTGCCAGCAGTACTAGCTCCTTGTTCCCCAAATCTAATTGTCTTAACTTTAGTTCCTTCTTTAGCTACAACAACATGAGATTTTTTAGGATGGCTAGGTGTTCGCTTAGGTTTATTATATCCGCTAACTCCAATTCTTTTTAAGACTGGATCTCCCACTACATTCCTTCTTTTTTAATTGTAATTTTTGCTTGCTGTATTCCTGACTTAGCTAAGTCCATTGCATCTTTAGTTTCTTTGCGCTGTCTTTCTAAATCAGTGTTCTCATCATCAATCATAAGTTTAGCTTCTTCTAATCCCATTTCATCTGAATGTATTTTAGAGTCAAGAGCTAACTTAGCTTTACGTAAATCTAAATCTGCTTGTTGAATTTCTAGTTGTTGTTCAGCTACACTTTTCTTTTCGCCTGACATAATCTTTGCTTTCTCTTCGTCTAATTTCATAATAGAGTCAGAAGCATTTGCAGCAAGTAAAGCAATTTGATTTTCCATTTCAGGTGGTAAAGGTTGTCCTGACATAACTGCTTGTTGTAATTGAGGATCTTGAATCATTTGAACAATTGAACTTCTATATTTCATAGCTAAGTGTTCTTGAATATGTGAAGCTAATGTTTGTACCATAGGCATGTTTTCTTTATATGCTGGGTTATTTATTAAAGAAGCATGAGCCACAATATGCGCATCATGATTTTGTTCTGGTTTAGGTTGAAGAGGTGCCCCCTTCATAGCAGCCATATTTTCTGTCACAGGGTCTGCTGATATAGGTTGTTGTTTAGCTTTTAAATATCTTTGTGGTTCTTCAATCCCCATTGCAGAAAACAATTCCATTCCTATCGCTTCCATGTTGTAAGCATTAGGATTTTGCTGAGCTATTTGCATTACTGCATTTACCTTTGCAATTCTGTGCGCTTCAGTGGGCATGTTAGGATCTGAAACAGGAATGACATCAATTGATTTTAAATTAAAATCTTCCCTAAAAACTTGTTGTGCACCACCTGCGACCTCGTAAGGATACATATCAGGAAGATACTCATGATCTAGTCTCGCGAGTATTCGCAGGTCTTTGGATTGAGCGTTATGCAGACGCTTGTGCACTGCTGAGAATAGCTTAGAAGATTGCTCTAATAAAGCCATGGTTGTACCAACTGGTCCATAGTTAGAAGCTTTTTCTACTATGTTATCAGCTGAGTCAGCAAACTCTTTTGCAGCATTTACTACATACTGCATTAAATTGTATAAGGTACCTGAGGGTTCTTTAAAAGGTAAAGGTTGCAATGACTTGCTTAAGTCACCTGCTGGACTATTTACTTCTCTCCATTCACCAGGAGCAATAGGCTCATCTGGGGCAAGCACGCGAAGTCCATGTGCTTTGAACCCGCCAGGTAAATTTGCAAACGTACCAGCATCTATCAGTTGTCTCATAGATGAAGTCGCTGTCTTTGTTAAACCTCCAATTAAATGGATGTACCCGTAACCATAAAAACCTAATCCAGGTATCATGTAATAATGAGTGAAATACATTTTCTTTTCTTTTTTAACATCGTCCTCATTCCAGTTTTTACGAATAGCTAATACTACTCCTTCATCTGTCATGTGGACAATGTAGGGTAATTTCAACCCATCAGGATCTTCAAAACCAGGGATGTCTAAGTTCACATGCATCTCTAAGATTTCTACACGTTCTGTTTCTCCAAAGGGTTTTGTTAATCCTAAAACTTCATTTGATGCATCTTCTGCATTACTTTCTGATACTGTACTTTCTTGGACATCTATGTCTCTAAAAGTTTTAGCTATTTGAAATTTTTTAATTTCGTTCATAGACATAGAATATTTATGTGTAAATCTTTCTGCAGTTTCTAAGTCAGAAGCATAATAGTCTATGTAAAAATCTTGTGCTTTAATATATTCTGTTCTTGGTCTTTGTAAAGAAACATCCCAATAAGTTTTTTTAAAAGCTGAACCGTACAAAGATACATAAAATAATAATCTATCTAACTCAGGTCCGTACTCAGGCATTTGAATTTGTGTTTGGTAATTCATAAAATGTCTTACACGATTTGCTTGCTCCATTTTTTGTGGAGTCTGTGATCCAACGATGCGCGTACGTATCGGTCCTTCTGTTGGAAATAATTCTTTGTAAGCTTTAGCTTGAAATTTTACTACTGCTTGTGCAAGTACAGGGTGAGAAGCAGATGCTGCTCCTGGAAAAGGTTCATCACTATTTTCAGATTTAAATCCTAAAAGATCTACACCTTCTTCTGCTATAGTATCGTACTCTTCTCTTGAGTTTTGATCACGTTCAAACGAATCTAATAATTCACTACCTATTGCACGTAAATCTGAATCATCAAGAATTTCAGCTAAGTTTGCTGAATGATCTTGAACATCCATTGGTAAATCTTCGTCATCAAATAAACCCATTGCCTTAGCTTCTTCCATGAGAGGTTTATCTTCTAATGTAACTTCGGCTGTACCATCTTCTTGAACTATAATTTCTTCTTCCGCTGGAGTTAAATCACGTACTGATTCTATCTCTTCTCCTGTGGGGTTATTTAAAATTTCTTCTATTGCCATGTATCCAATCCTTTAATAAAAACGTCTGCGTTTTTTATTATATACACTTTCATCGCCCAAGTCAAGCCATGAATTGTCACTGTGTTCTAAGTATCCCCCATTACGTACGTATAGTACTGCTTGTGTTACAGAATCTACTATGTCATCATGTGGACCTGAAGGAAATTGTCTACATTCTTCTATAGTTTCTGTTGCCCATACCTTTTTTAGAGGGGCATATATTCTTGCATTGTGAAATAAAGAACTAACTGCATATGCTCTAGAAACTTTATCTCTATCTGGTTGATATTCTTGAATAGGTAAGCCAGCTAATCGTAGATCTTGTATTAATGACTGTCCTGAAGCTTTCTTTTCAATCACTATAGAGTCAGGTCTATGTTTAACATATTTTTCTACCGCTTTTTCTCTTAGTGTGGGGAAATCCCAGCGGCCTTTCTCCATTCCCAGTAAAACCATGTTGGCTATACTAAGTTCATCTTTTTTAAATATTCCCCATGTAGTGACTACGGAAAAATCTGCAGTAGTTTTAGTAGAAAACGCAGTATCCCAGGACTGAATAATAAAATCACAGTCAGGTGGATCTTCGCTTGACCAATCTTGCCAGTACTCTACTGGAATTATGCCACCAGACTCTGATGATGGGGCCTGTAAGTACAAAGCATCAAACTTAAACGGGGGTGTATTGTTTTTTGTACGTACAATGTCTGCAGTTGTCCAACAAAAACCACCTACTCTGTCAGGTGCAGGCCAAAACGAGTTTCCAACCTTAGCTTTTGGGTAATCTTTTTCTAAATAACCTTGTTCAACTAAAGTTTTACGTGCTTTTTCTAATTCTTTGGCAGACTCTGTAGTATTTAACGCAGGTATTCGCACAACATTCCACTTATCTGCTAACGGAGAAGCATCTTGTTGGTTTAATAAGTAACCAGCAAGATCATTTTCGTGCCATCTTGTCATAACAAGCACAACTTTTCCACCTGGCATAAGTCTTGTACGCAATCCAGAGGAATACCAGTTGTTTAACTGTTCTCTTCGTGTCTTAGAATAAGCATCTTGCTCTGATATAGGATCATCAATGACTGCAAGGTGGGCACCAAAACCTGCAATACCAGATCCAGAACCAGCAGCTAAGAAACTTCCTGCTACTTTTCCTTCTGTCTCTAGCGCCCAAGAGTTTGCCGCTCTATTATCTTTACGAATTTTTACTTTAGGGAATATAGTCATGAACGCAGTAGTATTAATAATATCTCTTATAGTTCTACCGAACTTAGTAGCTAAGTCATCTGAGTGAGATACTGCTATCTCTTGCCAATAAGGATTACGACCTAAAGCCCACGCAGGAAAGTAAGTAGATGTGATTAAAGACTTAGATGAACGGGGAGAAACAAAGACCATGAGTCTATCTGTTTCGCCTCTCTCAAGTCCCATCAGTTCGTCACATAGTAAACGATGATGCGGCCCAACATTGAAGGATGGATTCATAAGCATAACGAATGCCAGTAAATCTTCCCGCGCTTGTTTAACCGCAAGCCTTGTGGCTGCGTCTCTATCTGCTAATTTATTCTGACTTGATGTAACCAAGGCCACCCCACAAAATTAATTGTGAATATATATCAATGGGTTCTTTGCCTGTGTACGGTTCTAGGTTTGGTGTTAAAATCATTTTGTTTCTCCTGATACAATTTTAAGTTTGGGCGTTGCGATTCTTTTAAGACGTTCAACATCTCTTTCAATATCTTCCTCTGAGTTACCAGATGCGAAGGCATTCATGATAGTTGTTTCGTTAACTGTCTTCTCTGTCCACAGTGCTTTATGTTTACCCAATAGTTCTAGGCTTCGAATGGCGGCATTGAAGTCACCCTCTTGTTCTGTTCGATCCGCTATTCTCACTAAGCGTCTCAAGATATCATCCGAGTCAATTGCTGTTCTCTTAAATGATTCTTCTTTTAGTTCTTCAATACGTTTGCGGATTGCCTCGTGCTTAAGAAATTTGTACGCATTTCGTTCGGCAGAGAGCTTACCGTATCCAGCACGCTTTGCAGCGGCTATCGCGTTAAGATCTTTAATGAACTCCGTGCAGAAGATTTCCTGGCGGTCTGTCAACCCCTTATCATTCTTTGCCATAAAAAAATTATAACATACCACCCTTCCCTTAACAAGTGCTTGTATGGTAGCATTATGTTAACTCGTTTCACGCGAGTCTCCTGTAATAGAGGGGGCTTTAAAACATCGCCCTCACTCGATGTGCCCCCTCGACTAAACAGGCAAGGAGATCCCATGTATAAACTTCACCGCATTATTACAGAAGAAAAATTAAAAAGGAATACCGAGCGCCTACTTAAAGTCCTATTCAATGCCATGAGTCATAAACAAATTATGCGGATGCTTATTGATTACTTTGTAGCAAGGAGGGGCACGCGAAATTCTAACAGGCCTGATCTGGAACTACGCACCCTGATACGTAAAAGAAAAAAAGTCTAAAATTTTGCTAAAATTTTTGGACCTGCATATATATAAGATAAGATTTTCTATATTTTGGGGGTGGGGGTAAAGATATAAGTCCCCCTAGTCAGTAGATAGGCAAGTTGCTAAAGGCTAAAAAGTTTAGCCATGTCTAAGTTTATATAGTGCCGTATATCGCCATTCTACCTGCGACATAATGCCGATTGCTATTGATAACCTTATTTGATCTAATAGATTTAGAAATGAGGTAATAACCATGACAATACTTTTAAAAGAAAGATCACGCGCCAGGCTCAGAGTACTAATCAGAAGCCACACACGCAAGGCGAATAGCCCGACCGAGTTCAAGATATGGCAGGGGCAGGAAATGATTAACAAATACGCGACTGCAACAAAACCGACCACTAGGTTTAAACGCCAATGGTTCGCGAGAGCTGCGGCAATATAGCACAGGAGACTATGCGATAAGGGGTAATGCCCCTTATCAGATGGTCTGCGACAATACGCCGATTGACTAATCACCGATTGGTGGTACAATCAGATCAGAAATACAGATGCGTGAAAATCGTAGGGCAGACAACGCCTTTAAAAAGGTGCGACCTTATGCCACAGGGGTGCGACACTATACCATATTGACACTATATACGACCGAACAAACCACGAACAAATATACATATAATAAGACTAAGCAACTGCGACACATTGGCATAAAATAGTTGTTGACATTTCAAATGCATTTGCCATAATGAAAGCAGATAACCAATAAAAAACAACTTAGTTATTAACTAATAACCTTTTATTATTATCTAATTAAGATACTAAAAAATGCGACACTTTGGCAATTGACTTTAAAAACCAACCTGCCATACTGAA